AAACGGCCTGAAGCCGCGGGACCACGGCCGCTCGGCCCGTCGTGACGACGCGCCCTTCCCTCAGATGGAGGTCCCTCCATGCCCATCAGCTTTGACAACATTCCGCAAAACTGGCGGATGCCGCTCTATTGGGTCGAAGTAGACCCCAGCATGGCCGGTCTGCCGATCGTGCGGAACCCGGCGCTGCTTGTTGGCTCGATGATCCCCGCTACGCCGCCACCGCCGACGGGCGTCGTCGCTGGCATCGGCGTTCCGAATGTGCCGATCCCGATCGGCACGCAAGCGCAAGCCGATCACTACTTCGGTCAAGGCTCCGAGATCGGCTGCATGGTGCAAGCGTTTCTGGCGAATAACTTTGCGCAGGAGATGTGGTGCTTGCCGGTCACCACGCCGGTAGGCGCGGTCGCGGCACATGGCGACATCACGTTTACATCGCCGGCAACCGAAGCCGGAATGCTCAACGTCTATATCGCCGGGCACTTGGTCGCCATCGTCGTCGGCACCACTGACACGACTGCGAACATCGCGACCAATCTCGCTGCCGCGATCAACAACAACGACGCGCTTCCGGTCTATGCCGTGGCGACGACGAACAAATGCACGATCACGTGCAAGACGCCGGGCGTCAATGGCAACGACATCAGCGTGTGGCTCAACTACTACGGCGCGATCGGCGGTCAGGAATTGCCGCCCGGCCTGGTCGTCACTCTGCCGGCGAACAACATGCTCTCTGGCGGCGCTGGCATCCCCGACTACACCGCCGGCATCGCCGCGCTTGGTGAGCAACAGTTTGAATATGTCGCGCTCGCCAACACCGACAGCAATACCCTGTTCATGTGGGAGCAGGAATACGGCTTCGGCGACACCGGGCGCTGGGGCTGGATGCGCCAGCTTTACGGTCACTTGTTCGCGGCCAAGCGCGACACCTATTCGAACCTGATCATCTGGGGCGCGACGCAAAACTCAGGCGTGCTCTCAGTGATGGCGGTCGAGCCGAATGCGCCGAGCCCGACCTATGAATGGGCTTGCGCCTACACTGCCAAAGCTGCGCGCGCTTTGACGAACGATCCGGCCCGTCCGCTGCAGACGCTCACGCTCGACAGCATCCTCCCGGCGAAGGGGAACGATCGCTTCAACTTGCCTGAGCTCAACAGTCTCTCGGGCGCCGGCATCGCCACACAACAAGCCAGTTTGACCAACGTCTCACACATCATGCGTGAGACCACCACCTATCAGCTCAATCTGTACGGACAGAGCGATGACGCCTATGAGCTCGTCACTACGCTCGCAACTTTGGCGAAGCTCATTCGCAATCAGCGTCAGGTCATCACGTCGAAATACCCAAGATATAAATTGGCGGATGACGGCACGCGCTTCGGTGTCGGTCAGAAGATCGTCACGCCGAAGGTCATCACGGCCGAGCTCGTCGCGCAGTATGCGATCGATGAGTTCAACGGTCTCGTAGAGAACTTGCAGGCATTCAAGGACCATCTCGTGGTTGAGAGGGACAACCAGGACCCCAACCGCCTGAACGTGCTCTATCCGCCTGATCTCGTGAATCAACTCCGCGTCTTCGCCGTGCTGGCACAATTCCGCCTGCAATACGACCGCGGCCAGGACCTCGAGATCATCAACTAATCCCCCAACGCAAGGAGACGCGACCCTCGCAGCGTAGCGCCGCGCAAGCGCGCGGCGCTTTCACTCGCCCCGTCGTGATGACGCGGCTTTCCTACAAAAGGAGCCAACTATGGCACAGAGAATCGCCGGAACGGCGTTCCTCAAAATCGACGGCAATCAGTATCCGTTGAGAGGAAATTTCACGGTCTCGCCCAGCTCACTCGAACGCACGATGCTCGCCGGTCAGGACTACGTCCACGGCTATCAAGAGCTCCCGCGCGTGCCGTGGATCGAGGGCGACGTCAGCACCACGCAAGAGGTCAGCCTCGAGACGCTCGAGCAGATGGTCGAGGTGACCGTCACCGCGGAGCTCGCGAATGAAAAAGTCTACGTCCTCAAAGAGGCGGCCTGCAAATCGGCGCTCGAGAACAACACCCGAGAGGGTCAGGTTCGCGTCCGCTGGGAAGGCACGAGCTGCGACGAGATCGGCTAAGCGCCGAGCTCGCGCAATTTGCGCGAGCGAAATTATCCAACTCATAAGGAAGCACTTCATGGCGGAGAATGAAACTGAAGCGCCTGCCGGTGGCGAAGCGCCTCCCCAGGCTAATGGCGTGCCAGCCAACGATCTGATGCTAACGTTGAGCAAGCCGATTCAGGCGCACGGCGAGGAAGTCAAGATCATCAAATGGCGGGAGCCGACCGCGGGCGATATCGAGCGCGCCGGCAACCCCATCATCCTCGAGGTGTTCGGGCTCGAGCAGCCGCGAGTCACGTTCGACGAAAAGAAAATGTCGGCGATGATCTCGACGCTGGCACAGATTCCGCCCTCGAGCGTGCGGCAAATTCCAGCGGGGGACTGGAACACGATAGCCTGGAAGCTCGTACGTTTTTTTATGCCGGCCATGGGGTAATAAACCCCGACGACGTGGTGCTCGACTGCTATCGGCTGGCGCACTTTTATCACGTCGATCCCTGCATTTTTCTCGAAAAGACAATCAGCGAACTCGGCCGGCATCTACGCTGGACTGCGAAGCTCGCCGACGCGATCACAGCCGAGCAAGAGGCCGCGCAGCCTCCCGAATAGTCCATGGCTGATCAGTCAATCGAACTTAAACTGATCCTTCGGGATGAATTCTCGAAGGCGATGGAAGAGGCGTTTGCCAAATACCGTCGCCAGCTCGAGAGCTTCAACACATCGAAGGGACAGCGCGAATTTCAGGGGCTCGAGCGCGCGGCTTCGGCAGCGCGGCGCGAGCTCTCGACGCTTAAGCAGCTCACGGTCGGCGGCGTCATCGGTGGCGGTGTCGTTGCAAGCCTCTATGCGGCAAGTCGGGCGCTCGGCGATTTTGCCCGCACCGGCCTCCAGCTTCACTACACGGCGTCCGCGCTCGGCGTCACAACCGAGCGCTTTGAACAATTGCGCAATGCTGGGGTCGCGCTCGGGCTCTCGCAAGAACAGGCCGCGCAAGGCATCGGCAGCACGATCGAGAAGCTGCGCGAGCTCAATCGCATCGGGCCGCAATCGGAGGTGTTCAAGGAATTAGCGCGCGGAGCGCGCGGCACTGGCGTCGTGTTGGCGAAGGAGGTCGTCGCCGCGATGCAAGGCCCCGATGGCGTCATCGGCGGGCTGAAACATCTATTCGCGCGCATGCGCGGCATGTCGCCCGAGGCGCAAACCTCGATCATGAAGATGTTCGGCTTGCCGAGCGTCGCTTATCGCGATCTCGAGCTCGTGCTCGGCAAGCTGCACCAGCGCATTCGGCTCGATAAGGGGCAGTTACTCGAATATCAGCTCGCACAAACCAATCTCGGCATCTCGATGGACAATATCAAAACGACCATCGGGACCGCGCTCCTGCCATCGATGACGCGGCTGATGCAGTCGCTCGACAAGTGGCTACAGTCGCAGACGGGGAAAGAATTCGTCGCGCAAATAAGCGCCTGGGGCAACGAGCTCACCGCGGCAATCGACGCCTGGATCAAGTTGGGAGGCCTCGAGCGCCTGAGTGCTGATTTCAAGAAGGCGACTGACGAGATCGGCGCCGCATTCCAGACCGCCGACAAGGTCATTAAGTCGATCGGCCTGGATTGGACGAAGGTGATCATCGGACTGATGGCGCTGCCGTTCATTCGTTGGCTTGGTACGGTCGCCTTTGCCCTGCGCGGCATCGCGCCGTTGTTGCCAGTGCTGCGAGCGCTGACGCCGCTCGTCGGCACCATCAGCGCGCTCTATTACATCCTCACGCATCGCGAAGAGATCGAGAAATTCCGCCAGCGGATGCGCGAGGATCGTGAGGAGACGCTCAAAGAGCATCCGCCAGGAGAGCCGCCGAGTGGCATCGATCTACTGCCTGGCCCGAAGAATCTTCCCTGGTGGCGGCGTTTGCTCGGGCCGGAATTTTATAATGATCCCGAAGCGACGCCGCAAAAGTTCGGTGACTTCCGCGACATGCTCCGCGGCGGGCCGAATGATATTCGCTTTCATCCCGATCCGAATTTTCTCGCCGGGCGCGAGCAATATCTCTCGCCGGGCGCGATCGAGGATCGTCGCACGCGCGAGGATCTCACTGACGAATTCAAGGACCTGAAGGACGAGCTCGCAAAGCTCAACGATTATCTGATGCCGGCGGGCGAAGGTGGGGGCGCTGGGGGCGGCGGCTTCGGCGGCGGCGGTGGTGGCGGCGGGGGTCTCGAGGGCGGTGGTGGCGGTCTCGGCTCGGGCGGCACGCCGCCGAGCGGGCCCAGCGGCGGGCCAAGCGATGGCGATCAAACTGCACCAACGAGCCCGGCAGGAGCGCCCACGCAAGTCGGGCCGCAAGGGATGCGGCGGTTCAACCTCCAACAAATCCGCCAAGCGGTCGAGGGCAGCACGCCATCGAGCAGCGCACCTACAGCGGGCGGTGGTCGCTTTGACGTCGCTGGCGGGCAAACATGGTTTCTCGGCAAGCCCTGGCGATACACCGATCCGAAAGGCAACGTGTGGACCGATTGGGGCGCGATGCGCAATCGCGAGGGTCCGTTTGCGAGCGGCCTACCGCCTGATACACCGGGCTTCGCCTCAGCGACTCGACGTGGGCTAGGCGGTTGGTACGAATTGTCGCTGCCAGACGGGCGCAAATACGTCACGCGCAAAGTTGACGTCGGACCGCCGGGCGTCGTCGATCTCAGCGCTGGCGCTGCATACGAAATTTACGGCAGTCAGCGAGCGACGGAAGCCGCCAACAGGCGGCGCATCACGGGACGCTATCTCGGCGCTAACTTGCCGCCAGGCGTGCGGCCCGGCATTCAAGATCGCGAGCGGCCAAGACAACACACCAGCGACGGCGAGCGGCCACGAGTTGAAATCGGCGATCTTGAAATCGCCGGGCGTGAATCAGCTCGCGCCAAAATCAACCGCTCGCTCGCGCATGACGTCGCTCAACAGGTGATGAGCGGCAACGCCTCAATCGACATCGATGTCGGCGCTGGCGCCAAGAACGGCAACGGCAAGAAAAATCTATTCCGGCCGTCAAAGACGAAAAAGACGCCGCAGATGCCGCATGCGGGCGGCGATACAACGGAATGGTCACAATACAATTACGAATAAGCGATGGCCGCTGAAGCACCGGTCGTAGAAGTCCTAATTCGCGACGAGGTCTCCGCGTCGCTCGAGCGCGTGCGCCAGCGCATGCACAATGTCGAGAGCCGCACGCTATTCTCGAAATGGAAGTCCGACATCAAGGACCTGGAAGGCGCCGCGCAGAAGCTCAACACCGAGCTGCAAACTCTCGTCAATCTCACCGGCGCCGGCGCCATCATTAGCACCGGCTTTATTGGCGGCATCGCCGCGGCGGCGCGAGCGCTCGCCAATTTCTCCCGCGAAGGCTTAGGGCTCCACTACACCGCCTCCGAGCTCGGGCTCACCACCGAGCAGCTCGAGAAGCTTATTGCCCGCGGCCAGGCGCTCGGTCTTTCCCGTCAGCAAGCGACCAGCAATATCGAGGGCGTCGTTCGCGCGCTGCGTCCGCTGCAGCAAGAGGGCGGCCGGTCACAGATATTCCGCGAGCTCGCACGCGGGCGTGGTGGCGTGCAGCTCGCGCAAGAGCTCATGCAGGCGGTGCGCGGCCCCGGCGGTTGGGAAGCCGGCATGCGCGTCCTGGCCGAGCGCATGAAAGGCATGTCGCCGGATGCGCAGGAGTCGATCAAGAAGTTGTTCGGGCTCTCGTCGGTCACCTACCGCGACATGTTCGACGTTGGGCCGCTCAATGAAAACCTACGGCGAGACACGCCGACGATGCGGGCCTATCAGCTCGCATGGACGAATCTCGGCATCACCTTCGATAATCTGAAAACTACCGTCGGCATGGCGGTGATGCCGGCATTCGAGCGACTGACTCACTCGCTCGATCGATGGTTGCAAGGCCCCGGTCGCGATGTCGTCAACGCGTTTGCCGAATGGGCGCGCTCGATCAATATCGATTGGGATGCGATCGCAAACGGGCTCACCGCGGCGCTGCAGACGCTCAAAAAGATTTTTGACGATGTGAAGGCAGCGTTCGCTGCGCTCGATCCGATCGTGCAGCAGATCGGTGGCTGGAAACCGATCATCGAGGGCGTCGTCGCGCTAGGCTTTTCCAGTTGGCTTTTTGGTGTCGCTGGCGGTCTCGGCGCGATTGGCAAGCTGATGTTCGTTTTCGGCGCGCTCACTGCGTTCGGCGTGGCTCTTTCGACGAGCGCAAAGGGGGCCGAAGCGAAAGAGGGCGGAGGCGCGCCTGCAGCTCCACCGGCGGGAGAAGGCGGCGGCGAGACGCCACAACCGGCATCCACTGGCGAGGGCGAGCGCCCGCCTCCGATGACTATTCTGCGCTCATCTACTCTGGGGCAGACGACGCCTTATCGCTTTACGGGTAGCAGCGAGTCCGCTGCGGCCTATGGCGATCGCCGCGTGATGAAGGAGCTCGACGAAGTCGTCGACAAGACGACTGACGAGCTCAAACGCTTGAACGACTATCTCGGCTTAGGCGAGGAAGCCGAAGCGCGCGCGATTGGCGGCGGCTTTGGCTTTGGCGGTATCGGCGGCGGGCGCGCCGGTGGTGGCGGGGGCATGGGCGGCGGTGGCGGGCGCACTCGCTTTCCAAGGGGTGGTCGCGTTTCTCCTACCGGCGGCCCGCTAGAGACCAGCGAGCCACTGGTGCCGACAAGCCCGGCAGAAGCGGAAGAGGCTACAACGCCGCGTAACATGCAGCCGTTCACGCTCGAGCACATCAAGCGCGCGCTGCGTGGCGATCGCGGGCCCCCTGGCGCAACGCCTGTCGATCTCGGCGATATTAGCGATCTCGGGCAGGTGCGCGACATCACTGGCCGCTCAACTCGGCAATTCCCGCAATTCAAGATCAATCCGCAGGCGGTCATCGTCCACAACACCGGCGGGCCGTCGCTGTTGAGCGCCGTCAATACGATGAACCAACGCGGGCTTGGCTACAACTTTATCGTCGATCGCGACGGCACGATCTATCAATTCATCGGAACCGGCAGACGCGGCGCGCACATCTTGCCTGGCTGGGGTCCGATGGGCTCGGGACTGAGCAACGCGAATACGATCGGCATCTCGGGCGCCGGCAAGGAGGACAAAAATTTCACGCCGGCACAGATCGCAGCGATGCGCAAGCTCGCGGTGTTTCTCGGCAAGAAATACGGCATCCCACCCAGCCGTTTCTTTGGTCACGGCGAAGTCAACCCCGGTCATCGTGACAAGGAGGAAGGCACCTCAGTCACGCGCTGGACGAGAGGTCTTAGAAGTTGGGATGACGTCCAGCCGGGGCCGTCATCGCAACAGCGAGCACGGCCAACCGGTCGCGTCGAAATCGGCGACTTGGATATCGGGGGCCAGAAGTCAGCGGCTCCGAGTTGGTTGCAGAGCGTGACGCCCTCAGACAGCGAGGCAGTCGATCTGGGCAAGGCGACAAATCGAGCCAGAGAGCAAGTGACGAGCATGCTCGCGCGTCCGCGCAGCCGCATGGGGCTGAAGGTCAACATCCGCGCCCCGAGCGGCACCACCGTCAAGACCGAAAGCGAGGGTGGTTTTCAGGGCAATACCACCGTGAGCCGCGAGAAGACGCCGGCAGAACCGGCGAACGCCGAGGAATAAATGACCTCGATCCGCGACGTCCATAACGTCTGGCGCGACAGTCTCGTGCCGGCGAGCTTTCGCGGCGTTGTCTTTCATGTCGAAGCGAGCTCGCGCGCGGGCGGCCGTCGTACGGTTGTCCATGAGTATCCAAAGCGCAACGCACCTTACTCCGAAGACATGGGTCGCCACGCGATCCGCTGGAACTTTACCGGCTATCTGATCCTGGGCGATCGCGGCATCGGCGCGAATCTCGTCGCGCAGATCAATCAGCTCAACTTGGCGCTCGATGCCGTTGCCGCCGGCATGCTGATCCATCCGCTACTCGGGACCATGATGGTGATGTGCGAACGCTGGTCCTACAGCGATCAGCGCCAGCGTGGCGGCTATGTCGAGTACGACATGCAGTTCGTCGAGGCGGGCGCGCCGGTCCTGCAGGCGATGGTCGATGCTGGCGCGATGCTCTCGCAAAACGCCAGCGCTGCCGAGACGGCATCAGCCACCGCCATCAATACCGGCACCGCATCGCTGCAGAACGTCCCGCTCCCGCAACCGCGACCAGCAACGGCACCAGCATGACGACGCGCGACACCATCGAGGAAATCTCGGCGATCGTCGGGCGCACGACGAACCTGCTCATTGCTGACATCGGCATCGCCGGTCAACAGGGGGCCGATCTGCGGTTTGCGGTCGGTGATCTCAACGCGAATATCGCCGTCTATTTGGCGGACGGGACATTCGCCAACCGACTCTTGCAATGTTTTCGCCTGGCGACCGCCGCGGGAATCACCATCCTTCAACTCGATGCCGTGCTCGAGCAGCTCACTACCGAACAGCCGATCTCGCTCGAAGCTTCGATCGTCGTCGAGAACAGCATCACGTTTGCGCTCGCCCAGGACGGCAAGATCATCGGCGCGACCACGTACACCAGCCGAGATGACGTTGATGCAGCCATGAAGCACATGAAGGGATGGTTCGACATCGCGCGTGATCTCGTCGCCGACACGATGGACGGCCCGACCTATCAGGCGCTCATCACATTGATGGCTGGCATCACGCGCTACCTGACCGACGTCGGCAGACCATTGCCGCGGATGGTCGCCTTTCAGATGACGGCGATCATGCCAGCGCTCGCGATCAGCAATTTGATCTACCAGGATGGATCGCGCGACGAGGAAATCGCCGCCGAGAACAAGATCGTTCATCCGGCTTTTTGTCCCATCAGCATCAGGGCGTTGAGCGCGTGAGCCGTGGCGTTCAAGGCGTCGGAAATTGCCGAGATCACCGTCAATGGGATGCGGTTTCTCGATTGGGAATCGGTGCAGGTTCATCTGATCGAGGGCGGCCCCTCGCACTCGTATCGCCTGCAGACGACCGAGGGCGCGCCATTCTCAAAGAGCTTTGCGGCGCTTCGTATCAAGCCCGGCGATCACTGCACCGTGACGCTTGCGGGCGAGCGCGCGATCGCTGGCTTCGTGACCACGCGCCAGGTCGCCTATACCGGCAATCAGCACGGCGTCGAGATCGTCGGCAATTCGTATTCCGAGGCGCTGGCCTACGGCTCGGCGATGACCAAGACCAGCGAATTCAAGAACAAGAGCTTCACCGAGATCGCGCAAGACCTGGTCAATCCCTACGGGCTCAACTTCAAGGCCTATGGACCGCTTTCGCAGAAAAAATTCGAGCGCCTCAACATCGCGCCTGGCGAGAGCGTTTGGAACACGCTCGACATGCTGGCACGGATGCGCAAGGTCGTTCTCGGCAGCGACGACGACGGCAATCTGCGCGGTCGCGCGCTTGGCTCGCCGATCGGCGGCGGCGACATGCTGATCGAGGGCGTCAACATCCTCGAGGGGCGCGAGGTCATATCGATCGCTCAGGGCACCGGGATCGATTACTCGTCGGGCCAAAACACCGGCAGCGACGAGCGCAGCGACGGCACGACCGCGGCGCGGCCCGCCGGCCAACAGTCGAGCGACGTTCAGGGGCAGATCGGATCGCAGGGCGTGCATTCCCCGGCTAACACGCTTGTGGAGCATCCCGGCGACAAGCAAGACGCACAATCGCGGGCGGAATTCGAAAGCGCTTGGCGCGGCTATGAGCAGATTAACGTGCAGATCGTCGTGCAGGGGTGGCTTAGACCGAGCGGCGGTCTGTGGCGTCCCGGTCAAAGCGCCTACGTGAAATCGCCAATGCTCATCATGGATCGCGAGCTCATCCTCAATGCGGTGACGTTCTCGCAAGACGATCGCGGCGGGTCGCGCTCAACGCTCGAGCTCAGCAAAGAGAGCCGATCGACCGGCCCCGATTACAGCTCGCAAGGCGGACAATAAGCCATGATGCGAACCACGCTCAGCGACGCATCTCGGCGGGTGCAGACGCACAGCTCACGCGGCACGTTGCGCCAATCGGCCGACGACCATTACTGGCCGGAAGTCGATATCGACATGATGAAGTCGGAGACGCACACCGGCGTCGAGATGGCGTTCAACTACGGTTTCAGTTGCTACCCGTGCAAGCAGGATCAGTCGCAACAGCAGCAATCACAGCAACGTCAGCAAGGGTCGAATGGCGGCAACGGTCAGGGCGGTGAAGGCGGCGGCCCTGGCGAGCAAGGCCAGCAACCCGAAGGCGACGCCGCCGAGGTCATCGTCAACTATCTGAACGGCTCGCGCTCGCATGGCGTCGTCACGGTCGTTGGCGATCGCCGCCATCGCGTCAACAGCAAGAACGTCAAGGCCGCCGAGGGCGACGTCTTTCTGCATCGCAAGAAAGACGACTATACCCAAGTCCATCTACACGAGAGCGGCCTACTGATGAGCGCGCCGGAAGGGCGAACCGCGCGTATGGCGCTGGTCACGCCGCCGCAACAACGGCAGCAACAAGGCCAACAGGGGCAGCAAAACAAAAAGGGGCAGCAACCCTTACACCAGGAAAATTCCAAGGCGAAGAAATTCGTCGATGTCACCGATGATCGCTCGCGCGTTCAGGGCACGAATGCGCTGCTCATGCTGGCAAAGGACGACATGGGTTACGTGCATGTCAGCGAGGATCAAAAAGTTTGGCTCGGCTACGAGCAGGGCAAGGCAAAATTCGCCAAGGTGCTGACCGAAGATGGCATTTCCGACAATGTGCATGCGAGACTCGGCGCTGGCCCGTTGCCGAACATGGGTGGCGGGGGTGGTGGTGGCAGTTACGCCAGCGCCGGCGGCCTCGAGGAAGGCGCGACGCCTCCAAAAAGAGTGTTCTGGGCAAAGACCAGCGAGCTCGACGCGGTCGTCGCACGCCTCGACGCGCTCGAGGCACGACTAACGGCGCTCGAGAAAAATCATCCCGTGCTGTTTTGGTTGCTCAAAAAGGCGTTGTGATGCTGCGCTTCAATTTCAACCGCGATCGCAATTATGGTTTCGTCGATGATGTCGGCGAGGACATGGATTGCTCGGCGCTGCCAAGCGACGTCGCGAGCGTGAAATGGACCGGCGAAGAGGGCTACTTGCGGCGATACAATTCGAACCTCAACGAGCCGCTCGCCGATCCTTCGCCTTATCAAGCGTTCCTCAACGGTTGGACAACAGCGCGGCTGGCGTCGCCCGTGCCGCCAACCCTTGCCGAAGCGAAGGCGATCAAGGTCGAGCTGATCAACGACATCTATGAGGTCAAGCGGGCGGCCCCGTTCCACTACGTCGTCGCCGCTGGCGATTTCATGTGGGAGGCAACCGACAGCGCTGCCGCCGGCATGTCGATCGCCACCATCCCGAGCCTCTTGTCTGCACTGACGGGCACGAGCGACGGAACCGTCGTCGGCAAGATCAACGCGCTCGTGGACGAGATCAATTCCAAGATCGTCGCGCCGGGTAACGCATTCGAGAACCAAGTCAATCAGTGGATCGTGATCCCGGCCAACGCCAATTTCAGCGAGGGCAATGCGGGATTTGGTTCGATCAACATCATTTTCGGCGATCTCGGCGGCGCGATCATCGGACTCGGCAGTCACTATGACACCACCGTGCTCGGCCTCATCGATGGCAATCCCGCGCACAACACGCTCAACAACAAACTGCAGAGCACCGGCAGCGGCGGCACGCCGGCGAATACTTGCATGCCCGGTCTTGGCGGCCAGATCCCGCCGGCTAACGTCACCTGGGCGGGCGAGACCAACCCGCACACGTTTCCCTATTCGCTGACGCAAGTCTATTACCCGACTTTCGTCAGCGTCGGCCATGCGACCACGACGCCTGATCCATCGCTGCCGCCGATTAAGTGGACGCCGATCGGCAACGCCTCGCCTGTCAATCTCGCCGCAACCGAGATGGCCGGGCTCATGAGCGGCATCACGACGAGGCGGCTGAACTTGCTCACCGCGCGCGTCAACAAGACCAACGAAGTCAACGCTCTCACCGACATCAATGCCGTGATCGCCTATGACGCGACGGCGGGGTGGGCGACCTAATGCCGACCGACACCCATCTTCGCGACAGCGTCTCGCTCGCCGGGACGTTCATGGACTGGCTGCTTTTGCCGAATGGGGCGTTGAGCGAAGACGAAGAGGTCGCGACCGCGGTGCGCTTAGCGCTTGGCACCGATCGCCTCGCCGATGCCAACGAGGTGCTTCCCGATCCCGACAGCACCGATCGCCGCGGCTGGTGGGGCGATCTCGAGGCCGACGAAATTTGGGGCGGCTGGCCGATCGGCTGCAAGAACTGGCTGCTGCTACGCGCAAAGATTTCCGATCAATTCTCCTGGGAGGGCGGGACCGTCATTCGCGCGCAGACCTACACGCGGGAAGCACTGCAGCCAATCATCGATAACCGCATCGCGTCGCAGATCGATGTTCAAGCCAGCCGTGTCGGTAAGCAGGAGATCGACGTTCACGTCACGATCTATCGCGGCCCGAAGACGGCGATCGAGCTGCGCTTTCAATATCTCTGGGCTGACGTCACCGGAATATAAATGCCTTGGCAAACTCCGACGTTGCGCCAGGTTCGCGAGCTGGTGCGCGATGACATCACCGCGGCGCTCTATGGTGCAGCGTTCATCGGCAACAACGTGCTCCGCGTCATGGCCGACGCGATGGCCGGGCTGGCGCACCATACGTTGCGCTACATCGATTGGCTCGCGCTGCAACTTCTACCGGACACGGCTGAGACCGAATGGCTCGATCGCCACGGTCAAATCTGGCTGGTCAACGCCGATGGCACCACGGGGCGGAAGGCTGCAACGCTCGCGCATGGCAGCGGGACGTTCACCGGGACATCGCTCTCGACCTTGCCGATGTTCTCGCAACTTACGGGCGGCGACAACCAAACCTATGAGACGCTGTCCAACATCATCATCGACGAGAGCGGCAACGGCGTCGGCGACTTGCGTGCGATCAACGCTGGCGCGGCTGGCAATCTCGAGCCTGGCACCGGCTTGAACGTCAACAACCCGCCGCAGGGCATCGACAGCGGCGCGATCATCGTGACGATGACCGGCGGCACCGACGTCGAGACTGACGACGAGCTGCGCATGCGCGTGCTTAAGCGCATTCGCCAGCCACCACAGGGCGGTGCTGCCTACGACTACGAGCATTGGGCGCTCGCCGTTCCCGGCGTCACGCGCGCCTGGTGCTCGCCGCTCGAGATGGGTATCGGCACCGTGACTGTGCGCGTGATGATGGACGATCTCCGCGCGGACAACGACGGCTTTCCCTACGAGAGCGATCTGGTGCCGGTGACGCAGTATCTCGACTCCGTGCGCCCGGTCGCGGTCAAGGACTTCTGGGCGCTCGCGCCGATCAAGCAGTTCATCGACGTCTATATCGCCAACCTCAATCCCGATACGCCGGATGTCCGCGCCGCGATCGACGTCGCGCTGCAGGACATGCTCTACGAAAAGGCCAAGCCCGGCCAGACGATCTACGCGGTGTGGAAATCCTACGCGACCATGTCCACGCCCGGCGTCAATTCCTTCGATCTCACTAACAACATCGATGATGTGATGCCAAGCGGCGGCCACATGGCCGTTCTCCGCGACATCTACTATGCCGCTGCCACCCCTAATCCCTGATCGTCACATTCGACGCTCGGGTGCTGACTATGCGCAAGCATTGCTGGCGCTTCTGCCTCGAGGCCTGGCATGGCCTCGCTGGTCGGACAGCATTCTCGTGCAGACCGTCAACGGTCTCGCGAATTATTGGGGCTTCGTCGATGGCCGTGCGGCCGATCTGCTCGCGCGCGAGAGCGATCCGCGCCAGACGATAGAGCTCCTTCCCGACTGGGAACGGGCGTGGGGACTTCCCGATCCATGCTTACCGAGCGCAACAACGATCGCCGAGCGCCAGCGCATGCTGGTGCTGATCATGACTTATCTCGGCGGGCAGTCGCGCGCGTATTTCGAAGGCGTGATGGAGTGGCTCGGCTACACCATCCAGATCAAGGAATTCGCGCCGTTCATGGCGGGTGTCAGTCAGTGCGGCGACACGCGCAACATGTTCGACAATACCGGGCAGTTTCGCTGGTACATCGGGCCGCCTGAGCTCCGGTTCTATTGCTCGATCGAAGTCGGGCAAGTCGGGCTGACCTGGTTTCGCGCCGGCAGCGGGCAAGCTGGCGTCGATCACCATCTCGAATTCTCTGTGCCGCAAGAGCTGCAATGTCTGCTCGATCGATGGAAGCCGGCACAAACCTATCTGACGATGGATTTCTCTTTGCTTGCGTTCGGCGGGCCGATGCAAGGGACGCCTTAAGGAGTCGGCTATGAAATACCAGCAACCCTACGGCATCACGGACCCCGATGCTCACTACATCAACGGCGATCCGAGCCAGGCGCGTCAGGGCTCGATCCCGCCGGCGTCGGCGTTCGAATACCCGATGCGCGAGATCGTCGCTGTCATCAGCAAGAGTCAGTTCACGCCCGATGATGGCGACCTGATGCAGACGGCGAAGGGCATCCGCTCACAGCGGATGAACTACGCGCAAGACACTGGCTCGGTTAACACGCTCTCGGTTGCTTACGATCCGCCGCTCACGAGCTATACGCTCGGCCTGCTGCTGCGCGTTAAGGTCGCCAACACCAACACCAACGTTTGCACGATCGACGCCGGTGCTGGTCGCGTACAGATCAAAAAGCCGAATGGCGCACAGCTCTCCGCCGGCGACATTAGCGCGGGCGGTTTGATCGATCTCGCCTATGACGGCACGGCGTTTCAGATGGTCAATTTCGGTGGCGCGGGCGGCGGCACCGGCTCGACGTTTCTCGTCAACATCCCTTACTGCGTGGATTCAAGCGTCACGCCAAACCTCGTGACCGCGAATTTCAGCCCGGCGGTCACCTCGCTCTCGCCCGGCACGATCCTGATGGTGAAGGTCTCCAACACCAACACCGGCCCGAGCACCATCAACGTGCAAGGCATGGGAGCAAAATCGATTTTTGCAATGGGCGGCGGTGATCTCCTGCCGAGCGATATGATCGCCGGCGACGTCATCCTGTTCATGTACGACGGGACGCGGTTCTACATCTCGCCAAACGTGTTTATGTCGCAGAATGTCACGCTCAACGTGCCGTCGACGCAATTCCCCAACATGGCGAATATTTTCAATCAGCTCGGCCGCAAGCGCATCCCGCCCAACGTCACGCTCACGATTCAAATGGGAGTCGGACAGTTTCCGCAGATCACGACCTATCACGTCGATTCTGATCGCATCCAAGTAGTTGGCACAATGCTGGCAGCGATGCCCAGCTTTGGCGACTTTGCCAAGACCGGCAACAGCGCGACTGCTCGAGCTGCTGACAGCGCGACCAACATCGCCATGCTGCGGACGCGCTTCGGTACGGAAATCCAATTCACCAATGCGCAACTTTTCGCCTTGCAGCATACCGGGCCTGGCCGCATCACCTACGCGCAACTTTTGCTCACCGGCCAGAATGTCTACGCCGGAGCAAGCTACGGTGCCGTTTGCGCAGTAGCACCGCCGCACGGCGGTGCCGTCTTTATGAACAACTGCGCAGTATGGGGCAGCGGTTCTTTTGGCATCTGCGCAATCGAGGGCACGCTCGACGCCAGCAACGTATTCGTTTGCGGGTGCTGGACGCACGGCGTTTACGCGCATACGCGCGGCGGCGGCGCGTGGACTAACTGCGGCACCTACGGCAACGCATGGTACGGGCTCGCCGTCGAATCAAACGCCGTTTTCACAAGCTCGGCAATCCAATCGCAAATGAACGGCCAATATGGCCTCTATGCCAATTCGGGCGGCGTGCTGTGGCTCGCTGGCTCGCTCGCCACCGGTAACGCGACGCTCGATGCTTACGCTGCCGGCAACGGCATCATCAACGCGAATCAAAGTTCGTCGTTGGGCACGTCGAGCCCGCCCGCCAACTCCGGGCCGGGAAACAACGGCGGCGTCGTCCTCCTAAGCTAAGAGGAAAATCATGCAGGTCATCGTTCGGCGCGCCGATCTCGGCGAGCAGCAACCTAACGTCTTGGCGTTCTTTCCCGACAGCACCGACATTCGCAGTACGCAATCTTACGGCGACGGCATCACTATCATGACGGTGCCCGATAATGCGGTGCTTCCTGCACCGCCTGGTTTGCCGGGCGGTCACGTTCTTGCGGCCAATTGGCGATCGTTTCCTAACGTCGTCGTGAATGCCGAGGCAAACCGGCGCGTGCAGATTTCTTTTCCTGACTACATGCAGCGCAACGCCAATCAGGACCAAACCAAGAGCATCACCAGCCACGGCGCCGATACAAGCCAGTGGCCGCAGGATGCGCTCGATCGCAAGGCGAGCGCCGATGCCGGCTGGAATTTCGTCAATGCCGTGCGCGAAGTCTCTGACGCGATGATCGGCGGTATGCCACTCGATCCGACCGACGATGCGCACTGGCCGATACAGATTCCCCCGGTCTACATCCCTCCGCAATAATCGATGTCCAACTTGCTGGCGATCCCGCTGGTCTCAATCGTCGTCGAGACCGGCAACAATGAGGATTGGGTCGATAGCTTGCTGTTCCTAGTGGACAGCACCGACCCGACGCAGCCGCAACTCGACTTGCGCGGCATTCGCTTCGAGATGGAAATTCGCCGTCTGCCCGACGATCACGAGGTTGTCGTTCACGCGATGACTGACGACGACACGCTCATGATCGGCGATCCGCCGAACTACGGCTATCTCATCATCAGTGTGCCGATCGAACAAATGCAGCCGTTACAACCGGGTGCATATGTCGGGGACATTCGCGGCACTGATGCCGACAACACGCGCGTCGTTGTCGAAGTCGCATTGACCGTCTTCCAAGGCGTCACGCGATGACGATCCTTTCGGTCACGGTCAAGCGTCCTGCCGTCGAGACGGAAACCGGCGGCTACGTTCCGCTGTCGGGATGCACCGCCGCGCCTTATGGGCCTGTCGGCGCAACAGGCGCGACGGGCGCGAGCGGAACGCCGGGAGCGACAGGCGCAACGGGACCAGTCGGAGGCCCCGGCACGCCGGGCGGCCCCACTGGTCCTACTGGTCCGACTGGCCCGAGCGGGCCTCCCGGAGTTACTGGCGCAAGCGGTCTCGGTGTTACAGGCGCGACCGGCCCTGCAGGCGGGCCGACAGGCCCGTCTGGCGCTTCAGGACCAATAGGCCCATCCGGCCCAACTGGCGTCACCGGCCCCACTGGCCTTCAAGGCTCGACCGGCGTTACTGGCGCAACCGGCGCGACTGGTCCTGCCAACAACGACGCGATGGCGAATGGGGCGCTCAACGTCACCGCAGCTGCGGGCGCGCTCACCATCGCCATCAAAAATCTCTCCGGCGGCGATCCGAGTGCGGGCTCTCCCGTCACTTTCAAATTCCCCGACAACCTCGGCGGCATCACCGCGATCAACGTGACCGCGCCACTCAATGTCGTCGTGCCGTCGGGCGCGACGCTCGGCGTTGTTGCAGCAGGTCGCGCTTTCAGATTATGGGTCGTCGCCTTCAACGATGCGGGCACCGTGCGGCTCGGCGTCGGCCGCATGAGCACCGAAGGCTCGGGCGCCTCTTCTCAGACGCTGCCGATGATCTGCGGGCTCAATGACAGCGGCATCCGCTCGTCGACGCTGATCAGCGCCTCGGCGAATACCGTAGGCACGATCTATACGAACCAAGCCGTCTCGTCGAAGCCGCAGCGCATCCTCGGCTATATCGAATGGAGCGTCGGTGGCCTTGCCACGCTGGGCACGTGGACGACGACGAACATCATTCAGACTCAGCAGATGACTCCCGGTACCCGCAAGCCGGGCGACGTTGTGCAGACTTGGACCGTCTGCGCCAGCACCAGCGTGGTGCAAAACGTGCAAGCGGCAATGTATTCGCCGCTCGTGCTCAACAACGTCAATCTTCTGCATGCATGCAACATGACCGAAATTCGCGCATCGATGATCCTTACTACGGTTGCGAACGGGAATGCGCTTGGGCGTATCTATTGGGGGCCGTCGCTGAACTCGGGCACGGCCTGGGCGCAAATCGATTGTTTGGAAGTTTTTTATCCCTCAACTGCGTCGTGGACTTCGGGGCACGTTTGGGCCGTTGATTTTCCGCAGCTGACTTCCAATCCAAATTTCACTGTCGGCGCTGGCTTCACGCCGCTCGATACTAACTCTGTGACTTTTAATCCGAGTCTGTTGCCGTGTCTGATGGTCATGAAAGAGATTCAAGGGTGACCAAGCGCATTGATCCCACCAAGCTGAAACCGGCACGCGTGTCGATGGTGCCTGCGCAGCAGCAATGGACGGCTGTTGCGCCGCAAGACGTGCCGCAGCCAGAGGCGATCACCGTCGAACAGCTCGCGCCCACCGCGATCGGCGTTGCTGCGCCCTATGCGCCGCGCGGTCCCGTGCTCGCGGGCACGAGCCAAACAAGCGCGACGCTCGTCAACTCAGGCAACGTCACATTCACGGTGAACGAGTGGGGGCTCGAGTTTCATGCCGGCACGCGACTACGCGCGACCGTCAACGGCGGCTCGAACCAATGGATGGAAGGCGTCGTTTCGAGTTTCGATCCAAGCACGAACAAGGTCACGCTTGCGCTGGACTCGAGCTCGGGCAGCGGCACGTTCGCGGATTGGCTGATCAACGTCGCCGGTCAACCGGGTGCTTCCGGCGCGCCTGGGGCGAGTGGAGTGCCGGGCGCGACAGGTCCCGGCGGCGGCGCTTCTGGTGCGTCAGGGGCGACAGGCGCAACCGGCGTCACGGGCCCACAAGGCATCACTGGTCCGGCGGGTCCGTCGGGCGCGGCTGGCGTGCAGGGCGTGACCGGCCCGAGCGGCGCGACCGGGACAGCCGGCTACGCTTTCACCTGGTCGACCGCCACGACCGCCAGCGATCCCGGCAGCGGCAACGTCAAATGCAACAACGCCGTGCTCGCGAGCGCGACGCAGCTCTTCATCAGCGAGACCGCGGTTGGCGGCGCGGTTCTCACGGGCGTGATCGCAACTTGGGACGATTCAACCAATGCCAAGAAGAGCCGCATCAAGCTCTACAATGCCGCCAATCCTTCGATCTTCTGGGAATTCTATGTTGTCGGCACGCTGACCGATAACGGCACCTGGGACGCGATCCCAATCCAGCACATCGCGAGCGGCGGCACGCTGACCAACGGGCTCGCGATCTCGATCTTCGAGAACGATGCCGGCGACGTTGGGCCGACCGGCGCTGGTGTCACGGGCGCGACGGGTCCTACGGGCCCGACCGGTCCTGCAGGTGCGACGGGCGCGGGCGTCACGGGCGCAACCGGGCCGACTGGTCCGACTGGTCCTACGGGAGCTGGCGTCACAGGCGCAACGGGTCCGACTGGTGGCACCGGCGGCACGGGTGTGGCGGGTGCGCAGGGCGGCACTGGCGGAACGGGAGGGACAGGCGCGCCTGGCACAGTCGGCGCAACCGGCGTCACTGGTGCGACCGGACCTACGGGCGTCGGCGCAACCGGCGCGACAGGCGGTACGGGCGGCACTGGTGCCGCGGGAGCTGTCGGCGCTTCCGGCCCAACGGGAGCTATCGGCCCAACGGGGGCGATGGGCCCGACCGGCGCGAGCGGCGTTTCTGCAGGCTTCGGCTACAATTTCTTAACCGCGGTCACCGCGACAGAACCCGGCAGCGGAAACCTCAAACTGAACGCGACGCCGGCCTCCGCGACCGCTTTTTATATATCCAAGACGAGCGCGGCCGGGCAGGCGCTCGGGAACTCGCTGGTGCTGTGGGGCGCGGGCTCGTCGGCGAATAAGGCTCGCATCAACCTCTATAGCCCGAGCTCGCCGCAGAACTTCGTCGAGTTCTACGTCACCGGCACCTCGACCGATAACACGACTTGGTACAATTTCCCGATCTCGATCATCTCGGCCGCCGGCACGTTGACGAACACGATGCCGATCGCCGTGCTCGAGACCGACGTCGGCGACAAGGGCACGCAAGGAACTATCGGCGTCACTGGCGCAACGGGTGGCACTGGTGCCCCCGGCGCGACGGGTGGAACCGGCGGGACAGGCGGAACTGGTGCTACCGGTGGCACGGGTGCTGCGGGCACGGTCGGCGCGACTGGTCCCGCAGGAGCGACAGGACCGACTGGCGCTGGCGTGACCGGAGCGACGGGGCCGACCGGTGGCACGGGCGGCACTGGTCCGCCTGGTGCGACCGGGGCTGGCGTCACTGGCGCAACTGGCGTCACGGGTGCGACCGGCATTCAAGGCCCGGCCGGCTCGTCGACCGGCTATCCGTACACATGGTCAACCGCAACGACTGCCACCGATCCCGGTGGTGGTTTCGTTAAGACGAATTCGACCACGCTCTCGAGCGCGAACGCGCTCTACGTTTCCAAGACCGCCGGCGGCGCGATGCCGTTGGGGCCGGTGATCGCCACGTGGGACGATCCGACGTCGGCGATGAAATCGCGCATCCGCATTTTCGATGCGAACACGCCGTCGAGCTATTGGGAATTTTACGTCTCCGGGTCGATGACCGATAATACGACCTGGTATTCGATCCCCATCACTTTCATTGGCAACAACGGATCGCTGGCGAACAACGCCGCGGTCCTGCTCGTTCAAACCAACGTCGGCGACATCGGCGTCACCGGGCCGTCGGGGTCGCTCGGTCCATCCGGCGTTACAGGCCCAACGGGAATCACCGGCGCAGCCGGACCAACCGGCGCGGGCGTCACCGGCGTGACGGGTGTCACGGGTGTTGCCGGTGGTACCGGCGGCACTGGCGGCACCGGAGCTGCAGGAGCGGTAGGCGCAACGGGCGGCACGGGAGGCACCGGAGCTGCAGGAGCGGGCGTGACCGGCGCGACGGGACCGAGCGGCGTGACGGGTGCAACCGGCGTCACCGGCGCGACCGGACAGAACGCCGGCTATAATTACGTTTGGTCGACCAACACCGCAGCGACCGATCCCGGCAATGGCAACGTCAAAGTAAACAATGCCGCTTTGGCGAGCGCGACTGCGCTCTACATTTCCAAGACGGCATCCGACACCGGCGCGCTCGGTCCGGCGCTAGCGACGTGGGACGATCCAACCTCGGCGAACAAGACTCGAGTCCAGATCTACAATCCGGCCGCGCCGCTAAATTACGCCGAGTATTTTGTCACCGGCGCGCTCACCGACAATACGACTTGGGATTCGTTTCCGGTCTCTTTCATCAGCAGCAATGGGAGCCTGGTCAATGCAAGCGCAGTCGAGATCCTCGCCTCGAGAACCGGCGACGCCGGTCCATCGGGCGCGGCTGGCCCTACGGGAGGCACCGGCGCTGCGGGCGGGACCGGTGGAACGGGTGGCACTGGTGCGGCTGGCGCGCAAGGCGTCGCGGGCGTCACGGGTGTCACGGGCGTCACGGGGCCGGCGGGATCTGCAGGCGCTTCGGGTGCAGCAGGCGGCACGGGCGGCACAGGTGGTACGGGCGCGGCTGGTGCCAGCGGTGCGGCCGGTGGTGCAGGCGCGATCGGACCAGCCGGCGCGACCGGTCCAACCGGACCAAGCGGCGTCTCGAGCGGCTATTCCTACACTTGGCAAACCGCCGTCACCGCCACCGATCCCGGCAACGGCGGCATCAAGTGCAATAACGCCACCTTAGCGAGCGCAACGGCGCTATATCTTTCTGAGACTACTGCCGCCGCACAAGTCATCACCACAAACATCGTCACATGGGGCACGGGCACGTCGCCGAATAAATCGCGCGTGCTCATATACTCGCCGGCCGCGCCGACAAACTATTGGGAATTTTTCATCACCTCGGCGGTGACCGATAACGGCACATGGGACACGTTCACCATCAGCAACATCGGCAGCGGCGGCACGCTCACGAATGGCATGGCCGTGATGGTACAGGTCACGCCGGTCGGTAACATCGGCGTGTCGGGAGCTGCAGGCGGGACGGGCGGCACTGGTGCGGCCGGCGGTGCGGGCACGCAAGGCGTCACCGGCGTGACCGGTGTCACGGGTGCAACAGGTGGCACCGGTGGCACCGGCGGCACGGGCTCGGCAGGGGCCGGCGGAGTGACGAGTTTCAACACGCTCACCGGTGCGGTCACCACCAACGTGACCGTCCAGGTGTTCAGTGCGTCGGGCACTTATACGGCCACTGCAAACGCCAAGAAAGTGCAAGTGATGTGCAAGGGCGGCGGCGGCAGCGGCGGCGGCTCCAATACCAGCGCGGGCTATGGTGCCGGCGGCGGTGAAGGGGCTTGCGCCTTCCTGTTGACGACTGCCGCTAATCTCACCGGCAAGGCCGTGACCGTCGGTGCGGGCGGCGCGGCGATTGCTGCAAACACTCCCACCAACGGAAACACCGGTGGAAGTTCCAGCGTGGGCACAGTTTGCGTCGGGAGCGGAGGCAGCGGCGGCCTTTACGGAGCCGGCGGTTCGCAAGGCGGCAACGGTGGAACTACATTTACCGGCGACTGGTGTGAGTTTGGCAACAATGGACAATGCGGCGCAAACAGCAGCGCCACTGTTGCATTCTTTGCTGCCGGTGGCGGCCGAGGTTGCGGAACGGCGGGAACGAATGCGCTCGCGAATTCAGGCGGCGGCGGTGGTGGTGGCACTCCCGGCTCGCCCTCCGGTGCAGGCGGCTCCGGCATCGTCGTGTTCACCGAATACATCAACCTGAATTAAAAGCGATTGCGATGGCGCAATATCTTGTCGTTGACACGACCGGCACGGTCATCAATGTGATCGAATGGGATGGAGTCACGCCGCATGAACCGCCGGAAGGCACGACGCTCGTGAAACATGATAGTGCCGGAATAGGTTGGACGACGGACGACGGCGTTCAATTTACGCCACCACCGCCGGCACTTCCCAAACTTCCAGGGTAGAACATGAGCGAGGTTCAATTCGTGAACGAGGGCCATCTCGGTGGTTATGTGCGCAGCACGCCGGAATATCCGCACGGCGATCCATGGACATGGTGCCCGGAAGTTTGGGATTGGGCGATCGAGACATTCAAGCCGCAGACGGTCGTCGATGTCGGTTGCGGCGAAGGGCACACCGTTAAATATTTTCGCGAGCGCGGGATTTTGCAGGCGCATGGTGTGGACGGTTCGCCGACAGCGCAAAGGGAAAGTGTCATCGGAATCCTGCCGCATGATTTCAATCTTGGGCCTTTGACGTTTGCGCAAGTCGATCTCATTTGGTCGTGCGAATTCGTCGAGCACGTCGAAGAAAAATATATTGATAATTTCCTGCCGCTGTTTTCGAGCGCCGACAAGGCGGTGCTGATGACGCATGCTTTTCCCAGTCAAGGCGGTTGGCATCACGTCAATTGTCAGCCGACCGAATACTGGATTACGCACATGGCGCGCTGGGGCCACCGCCTCGATTGGGAACTTACCAAAGTCGCGCGCGCGCTGTCGTCGTGGACGCATTGGGGCCGCAGCGGGCTAGTGTTCCTGCCGGCGATGACGAGCGAGGAGCGATGGCGGCTGATCGATCGCCGGCGCAAGGAAGCGTTTAGGAAATGATGCGTTTCCATGTCGTCTCGCTGCCGCACACGCAAACGACGGTCGCCTATGGCGCATGCGCCTACACCGAAAAGGTGCGCAAGTTTTGCCGCATGATGTGCTCGATCGGGCACGAGGTTTACCTCTACGCCGGCGACGAGAACGAGGCCCCGTGCGACGAGCACCTGAGCTGCATCTCCGAGGACGAGCGCGCGGCTGCGGTCGGCAACGATCATTACTGCCACGCGCCTTTCGACGGTCGCCTGCCGCACTGGCAGAATTTCAATGCGCGGGTGATCGAGGCCATGCGCAAGCGCATCCGGCCGCGCGATTTCATCTGCATCATCGGCGGCATCTCGAACCAGCCGATCGCCGAGGCATTTCCCAACAATATGACGGTGGAATTCGGCATTGGCTATGCCGGCACATTCTCAAAATATCGGGTGTTTGAATCTTATGCCTGGATGCATGTGATATACGGCGCACAGACCGGCAACGCATTCGCGTGCGACGGCGCATGGTATGACGTCGTGATCCCCGGCTACCTGGAGCGCGAGCGGTTTCCGTTCCAACCGCAGAAAGACGGCTATCACCTGTTCATGGGCCGGCTGGTCGAGCGCAAGGGTTATCAGGTCGCCGCCGAAGTCTGCCGAGCTGCGCACAAGCCGCTGAAAATCTGCGGCCAGGGCGCGCCGCCGCCGTATGGTGAATATCTCGGCGTCGTCGGGCCCGAGCTCCGCGGCGAGCTGATGGCGAATGCAAGCGCGTTCTGGTGCCCGACGATCTATGTCGAACCTTTCGCCAACGTCCACGTCGAGGCGATGGCATGCGGCACGCCGATAATCTGCACCGATTGGGGAGTCTTTACCGAGACGGTGAAACAGGGCGAGACCGGCTTTCGCTGTCGCACGTTCCAGGAGTTTCTCGACGCCGTCGAGGACGTTAAGAAGCTCGATCCCTGGCGCATTCGCAAATACGCGCTCGACAACTTCTCGCTCGAGGCGATCGCGCCGCGCTATGACCAATACTTTCGTCGCCTGCTGGACCTATGGGGCGACGGCTGGTACGCCCGCACTCACTGAAATTGCCCTGCCAATTTGGCAAGCAGACGCGCCGCATCGTCGGCGACATCTCGAACATCGTCCGCGAGAACAATCTCCGAGCGTGGAGGATACAACATGGCATCAAGCGATCGCGCTCCGCGTTGGCTGCAAGTGATGCGCGCAATCACCGGCACAGAGGAAGCGCCGGGCGACGAAGACAATCCGAAAATCCTGGCGATGGCCGACATCATCGCGCAGGCCTACCTAGAGATGGCTGACTATTGTGCGCAGTACACGCACGACGAGATCGCGTGGTGCGGGCTCACCGTCGCTTTCTGCATGACAATGGCCGGCATTCGCCCGGTATTCGGTCCGACCGACACCGACAAATTTCTGTGGGCGCTGGCATGGTCGACCTGGCACGAGTTCGGCATCGAGCTTGACGAGCCGGTGCTCGGCTGCGTCGTCGTGCGCGAGCGCGAAGGCGGTGGCCACGTCGCGCTGTTCGAGCGGCAAGAAGGCGACAACTACATCCTGCGCGGCGGCAATCAGTCCGACGCCGTCAACGAGAAAAGCTTCCCGATCGACGGCACCGTCGCGCTGATCTGGCCGCGCTGGGCGGGACTGCCACCGAAACCCAAGCCGATCCCGGTCGAGGATCGCCCGCTCTTGGAGCAGGGCGAGAGCGGCAAGGATGTCGAGGACCTGCAAAAGCTTTTGCCCAGGTTCGAGGGCGAGATCGATGGCGACTTCGGTCCGATTACCGAGGACGCCGTGCTCGACTATCAGCGCAGCCGAGGGCTCGAAGTTGACGGCATCGTCGGCCAAGAGACTTGGACAGCGCTCTACGAGCACAAGCCGCCGCTGCCACCGCCGCCACCGCCACCCGGCGCGCTCTCCTACGCTGACCAGCAGGTCATCATGGGGCTCGCGCGCAATTCGCGGATCGCCGATTACGAATGGCGCGATCGCGGCCAAGCGCCAATCGGCTACACGCAAGGCATGGCGCTCGCCTTCGCGCAGACCTACCGCAAGCTCAAGGCAAACCACGCGGCAGCGATCGAGATGGCGAAGGCCAACACGCACAACGAGGACAAAGACGCGCTCGCTTGGTTCAACGATGAATTCCGCGCGCTCGGCATGTCGAACGAGACCTCGGGGCCGGACACGTTGCGGCATCTCTACGTGCTGTTGATGGGTCTCGGCATGCGTGAAAGCTCGGGCCAACACTGTGAAGGCCGCGACATGAGCGCAGACAACGTGCAGAGCGACACCGCAGAGGCCGGCCTGTTCCAGACCAGCTATGACGCGCACGACTGCGATCCGACCTTCGATCAGCTATTCGACGAATACAGCGACCCGGTGAACGAACCGACCTGCTACTACAATGCGTTTGCCGAGGACGTTGAGTGCTCGGATGACGATTGGGAGAACTACGGCTCCGGCGACGGCTACGAATTTCAAAGGCTGTGCAAGGAATGCCCAGCCTTCGCCGTCGAGACTTGCGGCGTCACGCTGCGCAACCTGCGCCAGCACTACGGACCCATCAATCGCAAAGAGGTCGAGCTTCGCGACGAAGCCGAGGCGATGTTTCGTGCGGTGCAGGACTACATCGAGGAAGCCGAGACGGGTGCATGATGCGCGACCGCGAACGCCGCGCGTTCTACGCTTGTGCTCGCGACTATCGCGCTGGCGCAGGAGAACGCTCAGTCGCCAGCATGGTGGATCAGCTAACCCGCAACGCGCTCAACGACATCACCGACCAGATGGAGCGCTTGCGAGCAGCAGTTCTGGAAGCGGACGATCAAGAAACGGTGGGTGCCTTGGACGATCTCACCGAAGCAATAAACGATCTCAAGCTGGCGCTAGGTCAGGGCATCGATTCGGCTTCGCCGCCGCCCGAGACCGCCTGAAATTCACCCTCCCGGCGACCTTGGCCCCGGCCTCGCGCCGGGCTTTTTTTCACGCTCTTCGTCCCGATCACTCTTTGTCCCGCATCACTGTTGATCGCGCGATCGCGGGCTTCGTCCCTCGGTACTTCGACCACCATCTATCGTCAATTTCTAGGTAGTGCGTCGTGGTCATCAGGAGCTACATGTCGCTCGGGTCGGGAGATGGCAAGAGCACCAAGGCCCCGAGGCTCAGGCGCAGCGCCATCTCTCCCAGCCACGCCCTGAGCTTCTGCTCGTCGAAGAACGGTCCGACGTTCGCCATGTTGGCGGATCCGGTCGTCGTCAGCCCCATGCTCGAATACGAAGCGTGGGTCGCGTATTCCGAGATCAAGTCGTAAACCCTCTTTCGCTCGCCGCTCGTGTAGCCGTCCCGATTGTCGAGCGCAGTGCGGATGCGGCCGGGACCGAAATGTGTCATCCGCTTCTTCCTATCCGCACGCCGCCATTCGTCGATCTCCTTCGGGTGCGTCGAGAGGTAGTCCACCAGGAAGGACGTCTCAATCACGTCCCGCACATGGCCGAATGCTCCCTGGTAGTAGCCCGCCAACGCGAGCTTGATCGACGTTCCGGCCGCATTGAAGAGCCGGATGCCGAGAAGCTGCAGCGTCAGCTCGTCCTCGCTTCTGTGTGCGTGGTCGTGCGCGAAGTCCCAGATCGCGTTCATCGCCTCGGCCACCAAATTCCAGTGGTCGGAAAGAGCGGCATCGGCATTGATGACAGCTAGGCTTCTCTCCCTCAGCTGTTCTTCGCGGCCGTGAAGCGAGGTCAAATTATCGGCTGCAGCCATTACGCCCTCATGCGCGTCCAGCGCAGCGCATCAGTGCTCGCGGACGAGATCGGCCCCGAGGGTCTCGCGCAGGGTTTCGCGAAAACCGGCCATTAGTTCCGCCTCATCCTTTTTGAGGCAGCGCTCGCAGAACGGACTCACGATCGCGTTGGTGCCGGGGCCGGGTCCGCGACGGCGGCGACGATGATAAAGCCACAAACATCGCCGCGATAAAGCGTAACACCGCAACCGCCGCAGCCCGGATAGGTGCCGCTCTTTACGGCCGTCTCGGTGTTTTTTTGCCACTCGCCGATGGCCATCACGCGCCTGCATGTCGGCGCGATCGCCGGCCGCGAACATCGCGTCCCCAGCGCTTGCCGGAATAATCTGCAGCGCCACCTTGCATCCGATGTGCCGACCGAATTCGGCTACCCTGGCAACCCAATCCTCGCGCCATTTTTCCATTTGCTCCGTCCTCAAGCAGCTTGACTCACTTATGCAAATCTCGCCTAGTACCCAATTACCTCATATGCGAAAGCGGGGGCGAGAACCATTCTCACCAAACAGCACAGGCAGTTGCGCGCCAGATTGATTGCTAGATTGATTGAAGAGCGCAAAAAGGCGGGTATTCGACAAGTCGATCTGGCGAAGCGACTTAAGCGCTCGCAGACATGGGTCCAGCGCACGGAAAACGGCAAGCGACGTCTCGAGGTGATCGAGTTTATCACTCTTGCCAACGCTATCGGTTTCGATGCGAGCAGGCTCATCGACGAGATTCAGACAGCATGATGATCACGTTGTCTGCAATTGGAGCTTGGAGGAAATCCGAAGCCGTCTCAATGCCGCACCAAAGGCACGCAAAGGCGAGCAACACGCGAGACGCGACTCGTTTTACCGTCCATTGCTGGAGCGGAAACACCGCGCCGATGCAGTACACGAAACGGCGCCTAGCATCGAATATCATGCGACCGCACTCAGCGACCCAGCGCTCGGCGCCGTCGCGACCGACGACAGGGTACTCGACATAGAAGCTGCCATCACTGCCCGGCTCGCGGCTTTTGGCAAGGATCGCATCAACCCGCGGCAGATACTCGGGATGCACGATGTTGCGCCATTGGATCAAGTCAGGGGGTGCGTCTGTCGGCAAGCCAATCAGCGACTTGAGAGAGGGGTCGCGAGTCACTTGGTCGGTCAACGGGTCCCACGCGTAGAAACCTAAATTCGACAAATCGTCGATGCCGAGTATGGGGGGCCTGCGATTTTTCTCCTCGGTGGAATCGTGCGGCTCTTCGCACAAGAAGCGCGGCAAGGGCGACCCTGGCGGTTTAGCCAGATCGGCAGTCTCGACGCGCAGCACCTTCGCGAGCTGACGAAAGCGCTGACTCGTTATGCGAGCGCGACCATTTTCCATGTGCTGAATCGCCCCCACACTCAGACCGAGGGCTTTCGCGAGCTGCAGCTGCGTCATGCCCATATATTTACGAAGCTCAACGACACGCTGTCCGTCGTTTGGGTCGATCGGCTCGGTCTCGCGCTTTGCCATTGTTCTGACGCTCCCTGTAACTTCCTCGCAGAGGCGAGATGACGCAGGACATGCCAGCGCTCTCGCGAACCCACGCACTGCTCTCTTTGAGGAAAACCTGAAAGGACGTCGCCCCTACGTCACGAAACTGACACACGGCTTGGCGGTTCCGCCTGGGCAAAAAAAAATTCTAGATGAAAATCGGTTTAACTAGACGGCCATAGTGGGGCGTTGCGGGGGCAAAAAGAAGGGGCGGCAGGAGCCGCCCTTAAGGAACGACGATAGCCGAGAGGGTCAGTGGCTATCGCTTGCTTTCTTAGTCGCAGCCGGGCGCAGGTTCAACAGGCTACCGACCAGTATCGAGACGAAGGAGCGTTTCCAAATTTTACAAAACGCTCTATGCAGGGTTTTACAAATTCTTGCAGTCGGACGAGTGTAAAACGCGCCGAAAAGCTTGAAAAATCAGGCATGTCTTGATTCGTTCTGAATCGAGGTGCTGGGCCTGCCCCTCGCTAGGCCTATCCAAGGTGCGCACGCATGGCTCCCTTCGACAGCAAAATTCCGGCTCAGCGCGCTCGCACTCCGTTGCCATCGAGTAGGCCGAAGGCGGATGTTGCAGTCAGGGCTCGCCGCTCAGTCTTCACCCTCACTGGCGATTGCCTCTGGCGTCCAGTTGCGCCGCCGTCGCGCTAGTCGGCCTTCCGTTGTCTCGCCCTCAAAATTCGTGGCCGTCTCGACGAGCTGCGACCGATCTACGTCCTCGAACGTGTTTACGTTGAACACGGCATATCGAATGCCTTCGATCACGCATGTTACGATCGGAATCACGCCGCACGTCACGCAAACATGAAAATCTGCGGTCTTCGTTCCGAACCGATATCTTGTCACTCGCGAGTGGTCGGTGACCCGCAGATAAAAGCGGCCATCTGGATGCGAGGTCCAGGCCGCCCTGTGCTTTGTACATAGTCCGCAGCCACAAGCGCGGACCGGGATAGCCGATCCGGGATCGGGCCAATCGAGCGTGACTCGAATATTTCCACAATGACAACTTCCATGGATGCGGCGATAGGTGACCGGCTCGTGCATGGGATGCGTTACGGAATATTGGCCTAGATCACTCCGCCTTGATGCCCGCGAACTTCACCACCTTGCCCCACTTCTCGGTTTCCTCGGCGATGAGCTTGCCGAAGTCGGCGGGAGAGCCTGGAAGTGCGGTGGCGGCAAACCCGGCAAGCCGCGCCTTTATCTGGGAATCGGCGAGGGCGGCATTGGTCTCTTGGTTGAGTTTGTCGACGATTTCTATGGGCGTATTGCGCGGCGCGCCGATGCCGGTCCAGAAGCTCGCCTCATAGCCGGGCACGAATTCGGCCACCGTCGGGGTGTCCGGCAGCACTGGCGAGTGCGTCGAGGTTGTCACCGCCAGCGCACGAAGTTTGCCAGCCCTCACGTACTCGATCGATGAGGATATGCTGGCGAACATGACCTGCACCTGTCCGCCGAGCAGATCGACAAGCGCGGGACCCGCGCCGCGATACGGCACGTGCA